TTGCTGCCGATGTAGAAGAAGCTAGACTTCGTAGATTGATGGCACAGATGAGAATTGCACAGTTAATGGCACCACCTCAAGAAGAAGAAGGTGAACTAGCTCCAAGAACCTTAAAGAGAAAGTAGTATGATCTATAAAGAAGGACAACAAGGAGAGCAAATTCGCCAGATTCAACAAGCATTAGGTATTGATGCTGATGGGATCTTCGGTCCAGGTACTAAAAAAGCAGTTATTGCATTTCAGAAAGAAAACAATTTAGCTGCTGACGGTCTTGTAGGGGAAGAAACTATGAATGCACTAATGTCTGCTACCACAGATAATGGTGAATCAGTTCTAATAGAGCAGATTACACCTTATCGTAAGAAGACAAAGGTGGTAGATAATTCATTAAGGGTTACTGAATTCTTTTTAGAGCCTGATGAATATAAGCGCGGACCCATTAATGCAGAGTATATTTTCTTGCATCACACTGCAGGATGGCACAATCCATACAGTTGCATCAGTCAATGGGGTAGAGATAGCAGAGGGGCGGTAGCTACAGAGTTTGTTATGGGAGGTCAGTCTGTAAAAGACGGTAATTCCGAACATGATGGTGTAGTAGTTCAAGCTTTCCCAGAAGGAAACTGGGGATACCACTTAGGTAAGAACGGATCATCACACATGCATAAGAACTCAATTGGTATCGAGGTGTGTAACTTTGGTTGGATCAAGGATGGTAAAACTTACGCAAATGTTGTAGCTGCTGATAATCAGATAGTTACGCTTGATCAGCCGTTTAGAGGTCATACAACATGGCATAGATACTCGGATGCACAAATTGAAAACTTGCGTTTATGGTTAATCTGGATTGGGAAAAGAAATAGAATTGATATTACCCAAGGTTTACCAGCTTTAGTTAAGCAGCACGGTGCAAAAGCATTTGAGTTTAATGAAGATGCTTACTATGGTAGAGTAAAAGGAGTTTGGACACACACCAATACTCGTAAGGATAAAGTAGATATGTTCCCACAACAAGAGTTGTTGGACATGTTAGAAAGCTTATAAATAAATAATGATGGCTCTAGTAAAACGAATCGAGAAGAAAGCAAGGTTGTCTAATGAAACTCTGATTAAATATCAGATTTTGACTTACTGCTTTTTGAATAATATTCAAGTAAGTGAGGCGGACTTAACCAGCCTTGCTCTTCTTGCTCGTACCGGTGAACCTGAGCTTACGGAGTTTTGTCTTACGGTCAGTGATCAGAACATCTTTAAAAGTCCGCAATCAGCAAGAAATGCTATTACTAAAGCGGAAAAGAAAAAGCTTGTAGTGAAAAACGGTAAGAATAAGAAAACAATAATGCTTAATCCTGAGATTGAAGTTTATTGTGATGGTACAATATTTTTAGAATATAAATTCCTAGGAGTTGAACCCAAAGAAAGCTAAAGACTTTGTAAGCGATGTTGCAAATGAACTTAACCTTCAAGACGATCTTGTAAAAGAAGTTGTGTCCTTTTTTTGGGCAAAGGTTAGAAGTGGTTTAGGTGATTTAAAGCACCACACTATTACTGTTCCTAATTTAGGAACGTTTAAGGTAAGGCGTAATAAGATGAACGAAATGGTAAAAAAGAGTGAAGAGATTATGCAACACTCTGATCCTAAAGAGTTTAAACAATACGCCGCTTATACTCATGCCTCAGACAGATTGCAAAAGATTAAAAACCTTCAAGAAATGTTAGAGGAAGAGTACAGTAGAAAGATGGATATTAAAAACAATAGAAATGAAAAGTCTACTGGAGATTTGGAAAAATAAAGGACAGATACTAGAAGGTATTCTTAATTCTGTTTTTAAAAAAGAAGATGTAGAAGCTATAGCTGATTCGCGATTCGCGATTTGCAAATCATGCACAGACTTAGACACAGAAGGTAAAGACTGTTTAGCACCAGGCACTCAACCTTGCTGTTCTTTATGTGGTTGCAGTCTGGCATTTAAAACTAGATCTATGTCTTCCGAGTGTCCCGCAGGTAAGTGGAAAGCACTAATGAGCGAGCAGGAAGAAGATATGTTAAACGAAAAACTAGATTTATAATGTCAGTTGCATTTAAAGAAGAAGATCATAGTTACAGTAGTCTCGGAGAAGAAGCTGTAAACTGGACATCTGTAACTTCTTTCATAGGGAAGTTTAAGAAACCATTTAATGCTAATGAAATAGCCGGTAAGGTTATCAAAAGCAAAAGATCTAAATGGTATGGTATGACTAAGCAACAAGTACTAGATGCTTGGTCTAATGAAGGTAAACGTGCTGTAGATTTAGGAAATTGGTATCATAATCAAAGAGAAGCTGATATACTTTCTTTAGAAACATTCGGAAGGACGGGTAAAGAGTTGCCCGTCTTTTCACCAATTATTAGAGAAGACGGTGTAAAAATTGCACCAAATCAAAAGCTTACAGAGGGTATCTATCCTGAACACTTTGTGTATCTAAAGTCCGCAGGTTTATGTGGACAGGCGGATCTTGTAGAAGTAGTAGATGGTACGATAAATATTGTAGACTACAAGACTAACAAAGAAATTAAAATGGAGTCCTACAAAAACTATGAGGGGATTTCAGAAAAGATGTTTGGTCCGCTATCTCACTTAGATGACTGTAACTATAGTCATTACAATATTCAGATGTCTATATACATGTACATCATGCTTAGACATAATCCTAAGCTTAAACCGGGTACACTGCAATTACAACACGTTAAGTTTGAACAAGTTGGTGAAGATGAGAATGGATACCCGATTAATGCTTTTGTAAACGGAGAACCCGTTGTAGAAGATGTTATAGTCTATAATATGCCGTATCTTAAAGATGAGGTAGTTTCTCTAATTCATTACATAAAAGATAACACACTATGACACCAGTAACACTAAAGAAGATTTACTCATACGTTAAACAGGATAAAAACGATCCGACTATTGTAACGAATAAGTATCATTATGTTGATTGCACTATTGACACAGCAAGTGTAGAATCTATTATTCAGTATATGGACCCTCAGACCGGAGCATTTGACTCAAACATTACAGAGCTGCATATGAAGTCAGGTGAGATTATTTATGTTCAGGGTGGTTACACTACTGTTAAAAATATTATAACTGTATGATAATCAGACTCTTTGATGTTCAAAATGGAAAAATAATTCCATCAGAGCACTGCTACACAATAACTACACTTAATAAAATTATAGAAGAGTATCCGGAAGATCATCTTTCAATCTTTACGTATTTGTTCTATATGACGTGTCCTAATCCAGATCTAAATCCTTTCTTTAATATTCCTGAGACGGAAAAAGAAACGATGATACTGGATGAAATAAACTGCGAGTTTTCTTTAGAAGATGACTTAGTTATAGCGGGATTAAACCTATGTAAGAAATTATATGAAACACCAACCTATCGAGCGTATAAAGGTATATCCAGTATGTTGGATAGATTGGCAAAATACATGGAAACTACTCCTATTGAACACGGTAGAGATGGTAACATTAACTCTATTGTAAATGCTGCTGCTAAGTTTGAACAAATAAGAAGCTCATTTAAAGGTGCTTACAGTGATCTTGTTGATGAACAAAAGAGTTCAGTTAGAGGAGGTCAAGGATTAGCTTACGATCAAATGTAATGGCAGAGCATAAGATTCCTACATATAAAGACGGTGACTGGTCGTACACAGAATTTGAAACCAGAAAAGACCTAGTAGATTTTTTAACTAAAATCTTTATGGAGCCTGGTGTATATGATCTAGATGAAACTTCTTTGTTGTTTAATGAGCAAGCTAGGAATTTTGATAAAAATGGTTTTTACTGTGCTGCACCAATTCGTACTAAAGACTTTATGACGTACTGGGAGTACGAAAAAGAAAAGTGCAGAAACGGTGTAATCTTTCACAGTAACAACAAGATCTTTTATTTAAGTAGAGATTATTACATGTGGTTAAACTTCTTGCCGATCTTTGATAAAGAAGAAAGGAAGTATGGTTTTGCTAAAGTTAGAGATGCTCAGTATCATATGGCGTTATATGAAACGCTTGCTGAACTAAACTACAAGCATGTAGCAATCTTAAAGAAACGTCAGATAGCATCTTCTTATTTTCACATGGCAAAGGTTCTTAATCTTTTCTGGTTTGAAGAAGGTTCTATTGCTAAAATTGGTGCATCACTTAAAGACTACATAAATGATAAAGGATCTTGGAAATTTCTTGATGAATATCGGAACTTCCTTAACGAACACACTGCTTGGTACAGACCTTGTTCTCCTGATAAAGTACTTATTTGGGAACAAAAGATTGAAGTAAGATTAAACAATAGAAAAACTACTAGAGGTCTGAACTCTAAGATACAAGGGATGTCTTTTGAAAAAGATGCTACTACTGGTGTAGGTGGTCCTTGTACTATATTTTTTCACGAGGAAGCAGGTATTGCTCCTAAGATGGATAAGACATACGAGTACATCAGACCTGCGATGTCTTCAGGTATGATGACTACTGGTGTATTTATAGCAGCAGGATCTGTTGGTGATCTTGATCAATGTGGTCCACTTAAACAAATGATGCTTTATCCTGAGATTAATGACATCTATGAAGTAGAAACAAACTTATTAGATGCAGATGGTACCTGGGGTAAATCTGGTTTGTTTATTCCTGAGCAGTGGAGTATGCCTCCTTTTATTGATGAATGGGGGAACTCTAAGGTTGAGGAAGCTCTTGAAGCTATTAAAGAAGAAAGACTAAAGTGGAAAAAAGATTTAAGTCCTGAACAGTATCAGCTTCGTATTTCTCAGAAGCCTACTAATATTGCTGAAGCATTTGCTTATAGAAAGGAATCTGTATTTCCTATTAATCTGGTAGCTGCTCAGGCAAAAAAGATTGAGGATAAAGAATACTATACAGAGTACATAGATCTTGAAAGAGATGAGACAGATACGGTAATTGCAAAAAGAAGTAATCGTATACCTATTTCAGAATTTCCTATTAGCAAGAAGACTGAAGATAAAGGAGGAGTGTTGTGTGTTTGGGAAAGACCGGTTCACAACAAACCAGAGTTTGGTTTATACTACGCATCTATTGACCCCGTATCAGAAGGTAAAACAACCACCTCAGACTCGCTCTGTAGCATTTTTGTATACAAGAACCCAGTGGAGGTTACCAGAGAGACAGAAAACGGCATAGAGAGCTTTATAGAAGGTGATAAGATTGTAGCAGCCTGGTGTGGTAGATATGACAATATTAAGACCACACATGAAATGCTGGAGAATATTATCGAATGGTATAATGCATGGACCCTTGTAGAAAATAACATTTCGCTTTTTATTCAATACATGATTTCTAAAAGAAAGCAACGATTCCTGGTTCCTAAAAACCAGATCTTGTTTTTAAAAGATATAGGTAGTAACAAAAGTGTTTACCAAGAATACGGTTGGAAAAACACAGGAACCTTATTTAAAAGTCACCTCATATCATATGCTATTGAATTCCTAAGAGAAGAAATAGATGTAGAAAATGAAGTAGATGGTACTGTAATTAAAGCGAAGTACGGAGTAGAAAGAATACCTGATCCGATGCTGCTTAAAGAGATGTTAGCATATCATCCGGGTGTAAACGTTGACCGTTTAGTTGCGTTTTCAGCTCTTGTAGCTTTTGCTAAAGTTCAACAATCTAATAGAGGTTATGCAAAAAGGCAAGAGAAGACCACTGAATCTTTGGAGAAATCAGATAATTTGTATAAATTAAAGATGAGCCCCTTTAGGCACATGGGAGGTAAAACTTCTCAGCTTTTAGGTGGTTCAAAGAAAAGCGCGTTTAAAAATCTGAAATGATGTTTGTGTATCAGAACAATACTGGAGGTATTCAGGTATCCTATGATTACCTGGAAGCTGCGCCTGGAATAATTTTAGCATACTCTGGTATGTCAACTTCAATAAGCTATTGATATGCAGGTATTTAATGCAATGCAACTAAAGAACGGTGCGAAAGCAGAGTTCAAAAAGATGGGTAACCTTACCCAACCTATACAGTTTTTACCTAAGAAAGATAAAGACGAAGAGTGGGCAGCATGGAATATTGACTGGATTGAAACTCAAGGTTTGCGCCAGCTAAGAAGAAACTCTAGAAGACTTCTTAAAAACTATAAACTTGCAAAAGGTATTATCGATAAGACTGACTATATAGTCGAAGAAGATAATGAATACATGGATTTGGTAGACATCTTAACTCAAGAAGATGAATCCGCATTAGAGATTAAATTCTACCCTATCATTCCTAACGTAATTAATGTACTAACTGCTGAATTTGCTAAGCGTTCTAATCGTGTACAGTTCAGAGCAGTAGATGATATATCATATTTGGAAATGCTTGAGCAAAAAAGAGAGATGATCGAGAAGACACTCCTTGCTGAAGCAGAGATGAAAATGGCAAATAAACTTGCTAATCTTGGTATTGATGTAGAAAGTGAAGAGTATCAGAACGCGCTTAATCCTGAAAATCTTAAAACTCTTCCTGAAATTGAGGACTTCTTCCGCAAAGACTACAGATCTCTCATTGAAGAGTGGGCAATGCACCAGCTAAAAGTAGATGAGGAAAGATTTAAACTCCAAGAATTAGAAGAGAGAGCTTTCCGTGATATGCTTATTACAGATAGAGAGTTCTGGCATTTCCGTATGGGTGAAGATGATTATGAATTAGAATTGTGGAATCCTGTTCTAACTTTCTACCATAAGTCTCCCGATGTACGATACATTTCTGATAGCAATTATGTAGGTAAGTCAGATATGATGACAGTCGCTGATGTGATTGATAAGTTTGGTTATTTGATGACTGAAGAGCAATTACGTGAGCTAGAGTCTATTTACCCGATTAAGTCAGCTGCATACGCTATTGGTGGTCAACAAAATGATGGTAGTTACTATGATGCTACTCAGTCCCATAAATGGAATACTGAGATGCCATCATTAGGGTACCGTCAATTTATGGCAACCAGAGATGCTAATAGTGGACATAACGGAGATGTAGTTAACTGGATTCTCGGAGAGTCTGAAGACTTATTTGAATTTGGTACTACAAACTTAATTAGAGTTACTACGGTATACTGGAAATCCCAGCGTAAAGTAGGACACCTCTACCGTGTTGATGAGAATGGAAATGTTTACCAGGATATTGTTGATGAATCATACAAGGTGGTAGATAAACCATTGTACAACAATACTTTGATCAAACAAAAAACTAAAGAAACATTAGTATTCGGTGATCATATTGATTGGATCTGGATTAATGAAACTTGGGGTGGTATTAAAATCGGACCTAATTATCCTTCTCACTGGGGAATGCCTAGAGAAAAAGATAGCATGAGTCCGATGTACATTGGTATTAATGAAAACAAACCAGGTAGACTAAGATTCCAATTTAAAGGTGAAGACAGTCTTTATGGTTGTAAGTTACCGGTTGAAGGTTCTGTTTTCTCAGATAGAAATACTAGATCTACATCACTTGTAGATTTGATGAAGCCTTATCAGATTGGATACAACATTGTAAACAATCAG